TCAAGGCACGTAAGATTTGGGCGCACTATCCCTTTCTCGTGGTCAACGGCGGAGTCTATACAGGCAAGACGGCGTGGGGTGCTGCTGAACTGCTCGATGACATGATTCGGAATCCCGGTAAAACCTTCTGGTGGGTTGCTGGCTTGGACTGGCAGATCAAACGGTTTTGGGAGGAGTTCGCTCCACGCGCCACGGCTAAAACTGGGGAGTGCCGAATCTCGCCGCACTGTTTCTGCCGGCTGGCGAACGGCGCACGGATGTACGGAGTGACGAGCAAGAGCATCGAAAGCATCACGGCATTTCATCCCTGGGCGATTTACGGTGATGAAGTAGCCAAGTTTTCCCGTGCCGCGTGGAATCTGATACGAGTTCGGATGGTTCAGGCGCAGCGCACGCTCTTATTGAGCACCCCGCGTCTAGGGCATTGGGAAGAATTAGTAGCATGGGGAAAGGCACACCGCCATAAAAAATGGGGATTGGTTGAAGTCACCACGCGGGAAGGCGGGCTTGTGACCGCTCAAACGCTCAAGGAAATGTCCGAGGATTTACCGGAAGAATTATTCCTTCAGGACTTTGAGATCAAGATGATGGCAGCGGCGGGGGCTATTTTCAAGCGGCTGGCGGATGCGACAGGGGCATCACCGGAACACGCTGAAAAAGATGTGCGATATGTCCTTACCTATGACCCTGCGAAGCACAGGGATTTCGGCGTGGTCGCAGTGTGGCGTGGGTATCGCCTGGTTCAGGCCCGCCGATGGAGGCATGAAGATTATAGGGTCCAGGCGCGGCTTGTCGCGGACCTTGCCTGCGAATACAACTTCGCGGATGTCATCATGGATGCCCAAGGGCCTGGTGAAGCGGTGTTTGAAATGCTTGAGGATGAGGCGAGCAAGCGGCGCGATAAAGAAAGCGGCAAGACGTTTTTTGTCACGCCTGTCCGATGGGACAACACACTCAAAGGAAAATTGGTGAATGACGCTATCATGATGTTTGAGCGTGAGCAGATTGAACTGATTGACGCCAAACAGGGCGAGGTATACACTATTTTTATAGATGAGCACCGAAGATTTGAGCGGAGCAGATCAGCCTCGGGTCTCACCTATACCTACGCAGCACCGGAAGGCGGGCACGATGACTGCGTGAGTTGTACGCTCCTGCGAATGCACGACACTCGGCAGCCGCGAGTGACATTCATTGACACGAGGAGAAAACTGGAAACCGATGAGCCTGAAAGAAAACCTGCAAAAGTTAGCACGCCGACTGTTCGGTATCTCTGAGGTCCGTCAGGACGAGGGCAGCAGTTTCAATCTCTTCGCGTCCTCGGAGCGGAAAGGTCAGACGAGGGCCGCTGATTACAACAGCTATCTTAAAAGCCTCTTAAAAAACGAGTGGGTTGCTGTGGCGCTCATCCGTATCACGGATGCGATTATGTTCAACGGCTGGAAGATCAAGACCGATGCAAACGATGAGGACGTTGAGAAAACTCACCCCGCTGTCACGCTGTTTAAGAATCCTAACCCGCTTCAGACATGGACGAACTTTATCGAGGAACTCCTGGGGCATTGGCTCCTCACGGGTAACGCTTTTATCTGGAAGAGGCCGAGCGTAGCGGGCGGGAAAATTCCCGCGCAGTTATGGCTGCTGCGCCCGGACCGCATCAAGATCGTGCCGGACCCCGTGACGTTCATCAAACACTACGAGTATGCGGTCGGCAGCGGGAAGCCGCAAATTTTCCAAGTAAGTGAAATCGTGCATATTCGCTTTGGAAATCCTATGGACCCATATTTTGGGCTGGGGCGCATCGGAGTTGCAGAGCGCCTCTATGATTCGGACATTGCGGCCGCTGATTACATGGCGCGGTTTTGGGAAAATGACGCTTCACCAGGAAGCGTGCTCGAAGTTGAGGGACGTCTCCATGACGACACGCTGCGGCATCTGAAAGAATCCTGGCAGGAAGAACACCGTGGGTTTCGCAAGGCGCACAGAGTGGCGATCTTAGAAGAAGGTTTGAAATGGAAACCGGGGGGCACGACACCGAAGGAGGCCAGTTTTATTGAAACGCGCAAGGCCAACCGCGAGGGAATCCTGGGGATTTGGGGTTTGCAGCCACTTCAGGCGGGGATTACCGAGGGCAGCAATCGCGCAACTGCCTTTGTGCAGAAGTGGCTCTTTGAGCGTGGCGCGATCCAGCCGTTGCTCAAGCGGCTCAATGATTCTTTTACGCTCATCACTGTTTTTTTTGGCCCGCTGAAATTTGAGTTTGAAGAACTTGTCCAGGAGGACAGTGTTGAGGATTCACAAATTGCCCAGCAGTATTTTCAAATTGGTGCGATCACTCCGAATGAGATTAGGACAATTTACGCCGGGCTTCCGAAGATCGAGAACCCCGCAATGGACCTCACGTATTTTCAGGGCGGGCTGTTTGAAGTGGGCGGGGAGCCTGCCGCTGCGCCGGGGCAATTTGCGGTTGAGGACCCAGTCGAGACGCCGCCGAATCTCAACGGTGATTTGAGTGAACCACGGAGCAAGCAAGCAGCCCCGCGCGGCACGCCGCTTCAGCGCAAACTCCTGCGGCACTACAGGATGCGACATGGTGTGCAGACGTACAAGATGCGGCTCACGGTACAGAAGTTTTTTAAGGCTCAGGGTGAGCGCACCATCGAGAGGTTCCTGCATGGGAAGAAATCCGTTGATGATATTTTCGATCCGGTGCAGGATGACAAACTGTGGCAGCAGACGATGAAGCTTTCGTTCACGGCCACACTACAGGAGGAATTTGGTTTCACCGCCAAATTGATGGGATACACGCCGGGGCCTGGTACGCTTCCTTTCGAGCCTGGCTCGCCCAGTTTTGAGGGGCCAATACAACGACTAGCCTCCAAGGTAACGCATGTGAGCGAAACAACACGAACAAAATTGCGGGAGGTGCTTGATGATGGTATCCGACGCGGGCTCAGTCCGACGGCGATTGCCGATGGTGCCATTGACCAGGGATATTTTGGTATTCGTGGAGTGTTCGATGCCCATTGGAAACACGGCCGCTTTGCACAGCACCGCTCGCAACTGATTGCCCGCACCGAATCAGCCCGCGCTATGGATCAGTCAAATGTCGCCGTATATAAAGGGCTCGGCGTGCAGGTATGCGATGTGATCGGCTGCGAGGATAGCAGCATTTGGCCTGGCCAGAAGTATGGCTGTAACAGCCAGAACATTCCGATTGACGAGTCGGATAAAATTCAGTTTCACCCGAATCATACGGGCATGGTTGTACCACGGCTTGCAAAGGCTCTATTGATTTCGCGTGTGCTGTCGGGTCTTACGGCGGCGTACAATGGCGGATATGTCGCTCACTGAAGCCACGCTCTATTCGCCCAGCGGCACGCGCCCGCTGTTTGTGAGCGATGAGGAGCGGGCGATCATTGCGCACTGGCGCTCGGTCCCTCATGAGGGCCAGCTTGTCATCACGAAAAGGCAGAACAGACTTGAGAATTGCGAGATTAAAGTCTTTCATACGCGCTCGACGTTCATGGGGGTTGACAACAAGGGGGGAAACGGGGTTAAAGTATAGGCGTCGGTTCGTGGAAACGCGAGTGGCTGCGGCCGACACAAAATTTAGTTCAGTAGAAACGCCTGAGGGCGGTTAACCCGAATCCATAACAGGAGCGGGGCAGCCGCTCTTTTTTTTGTTATGGAGGACATGTGAAGCGAAACATGGTGTTCGTTGAAGCCAAAGCGGTCGGCGTAAACACATCGGCGCATACCGTGGAAGGCTGGGCCAGCGTGAAGGAAGTGGATCGCAGTGGCTACTTGATGCTTCCCACGGCGTTTGAGAAATGGCTGGATCGGTACAAGGCGAATCCGGTGATGTGTTGGTGCCACAGCCTGAATATGCCACCTCCAATCGGACGTATCATCAGCATTGAAATCGTGGACGGCGGACTCAAGTTCGTGGCTAAGTTTGCGAGCACGAAATTCGCGCAGGAGATTTTCACGCTGTTCAAGGAGAAAGTCTTACGGGCGTTCAGCGTGCAGTTTATCCCGCATGCCTCGCGTGATCCAAGCGAAGAAGAAAAAGCGCAGTTCGGCGACACGCTTCTACGGGTAGGCGAGGAAGTCGAACTCTTGGAGATCAGCCCAGTTCCAGTGCCTGCGGTGGCGAGTGCGTTGACGAGCAAGGGCATTGATCCGCTGACCGGCGAGGAAACATCGGAGCTGCCGCCGGAGCCGCCGAAAAAGGACGTGCATGAGCACATCGTTGTCGCGCAGGAACTTGTCGCGCAGTTGACGGATGTGCTGATGGCGGCCGCCGAGGTTGTCGGAGCCGAAGAGGAACCGCCGGCAGAGGAACCGCCGGCAGAGGAACCGCCGGCAGAAGAGCCACCGCCAGAGGACGCACCACCCTCCGGTGCGGAGCAACTTTCGTTGGAACGGATTCTTAAGATTGGTCAAAACATTTCGACCGAGCTCACGGCTATGCAGGGTTCGGCGGCCAAAGGAGGCGCGTAAATGATCGGATTAAAGCAAGTCGAAAGCGTGCTCCGTGGGGTCGAACAGCAGATCAAAGCCCTGCGTGAGTACGCCATCAACGACGAAACGTTGAAGGTATTCGGTGCGGACCTTGAGGATCGAGTGCTCAAGAACGTGCTGGCGAAAGTCCCAATGGGCAACATGCCGGACATTCACGGCACCAGCGACCTTGAGGCACACAAGCAGCTGAACAAGGTGGCACACTTCATTCTGTTGAATGATCCACGCAGTTGCGACAAAGCGGAGATGAAGGCGCTCGGCCTGACGACTGGCGCGGGCGGAGGTTTCCTGGTCCCGGAGGAGTTTATCGCCGAGGTTCAGCGGAAGTTGACCAAGGATGCCGTGTTCAGGAACATCTCCCGCATCTTCACGGGCGTGGGGCGCAAGGGCGTTATCCCGCAGGAGACCGGCACGGTGAACGTGACCTGGAGTGGGGAGAACGTAACCGGCACCGAGAACACGAACCCGAAGTTCGGGAGCTTGTCCTGGTCGCTCAGCAAAATGCTGGTGCTGGAAAAGATCAGCAACGAGCTGGTGCGGGAGTCCGAAGTGGACATCCTGGACCTCGTGACGGACATGATTGCGGAGCAGATCATCCTCGCCGAGGAAACGACCTTCATGGATGGATCCGGTTCGGGGCGTCCGACGGGTCTGCGTGCGCTCGCGGGAGTGGGCAGCCGCAACCAGTCCGGGGCGAATCTGGTGTACAACGATTTGGTGGATATCAAACACGATCTGTTGAGCCAGTACCGCAAGAACGCGGTCTATCTGATGGAGAACACGCGGCTTGCGCTGATTGCGAAGCTCAAGGATTCCAACGGGCTTCCGCTGTTCTTGAACATTGGGCAACTTGGCGGCAAGGGAATCACGGACAACGTTCCGGTGAACACCGTCGGGTTTATCCTGGGCTCGCCAGTGATGGAGCAGAACGATATCCCGACGAATCTCGGGGGCGGCACGGACGAAT